TTATGCTCGACTCTGGCAAGCTAAGTATCCTCAGTACAAGGACTTATTCAACACAAAACAGATGATTGGAGAGCCAAGATGATTGAAAATGTACTTAACATAATAATTCTTTTGGCATTTGGTGGAGCATTACTCGTACTAGGTGTTTGGGTAATACTCCACTTCTTTGACGATTAAGCCATCAGAACATCAATGGCAGTCTGGGTTCGGGCAACCCTGTCATCCAAACCATGTGTACCGCCATTGATTCTCTTGGTCAAACCCGTCATATCGTTGGAATCGGCAAACTGATTCAGCTTATTCTTGTCCCAAAACCACCCTGCTGACAAAGCCGCATACTGAGGAGAAGAAACCAAGTCAGGGTCTTCCAGCAAATCCACTCCCAAAGCCTCTCCACAAGCTCTGTAGTTGTCTTTGCCAGTCAACTGAATCAAACCCCTTCCACGGTACTTAAACCCTTCTCCAGAGGCTTCGTTTCCATTGCCCATACGATCAGCGTAGACCTTGTTGGCAATCTTCTCAGGATTGCGATGGTAAGGTTGCGCCACATCCAAAGATGGGAAACGCTTAGGCCAAACCTTAGTCAATCCTTCAGCAGAATAGTTCAGGTTTTCTTTGAGAGCAGTGAATCCACCGCTTTCATGAGCGCATTGCCCCAAGAAACAAGCCTGTCTCTCAGGTGTTGATATGTCGAAACGATCAAAAGTTTCATTGATTGCATCTATCCACTCCTCTGCCTTGATAGGCGTTATCTTTAATGCTTTGGCTAACTGTTCACTGTTCATTTGCTCTCCTTCTGGTTAATCATCTCTCTGACTTGGTTATAGGTTGCGATACAGGCGTTGAGCTTTCTGGCGGTGAGGTCGGCTTCGTCTGTGATGGCGAGAATATCTCTAGCAACCTCTGGCTGAAGTTCGGCTGTTGGGGGGTCAGATCGCTCGGCAACGGGGGCATCTGAGGCGGTTGGTAAGGTTGGGCAGGAGGGCGTTTTGACAGGAATCCGCAACCTGAGAGCGCCAGAATTGATGTCAGTATCACGCTTTTGAATAACGATTTTTGCATTCTTGTTTGCCTTTACCAGTTCAGTTGCTTGCTTTTGCACCGCTGTCACCAGTGCCTGTTCCTTTTGCCTAGCTTCTTGGTTCAGTCGGGCAATCTCCATCTGCTGTTTGGCAAACTCGTCTTGCCCACCCTTGTAATAACCACCGCCATAGGCACTCAGCATCGCCACTAAGATGCCAAGAAGCACATACGGGTTCAATATACTCATTCTTTGGCTTCTAACTTTGGGTCGCTGTCAGCGTCAGCATCAGCCTTGGCAATTGCCTTGGCACTGGCTGAAACAGCAGAACGACCAGCCACACCACCCAAAACACCAGTCACAAACACCATAATGGTGCTGATTTGCTGTGTATAAACCTTGTCAATCGGAGCCATGCCTGACATTGGCTGAGTCACATAGGTCACAGAGTACAAGAACATACCCATAGAACCCACCAAAATGATTAACAAGGCAAAAATCACCATTGCCCAAATCCTTACCTCAATTTCTTCAGCAGTCATGCGAGTGCTAGGCTTGTATCCAACTGTAGGCATTATTTTTTCTCCGCTTCAGGTTTAACAAGTTGCTCTGGACAAGTGCCAGTCGCAACACAAACAGGGGGCTTGCACTCCAAATTATCCCAATTGCGAGGGTCTTGGCAAGGATACCTAAACTTGTCATCGCAACCTGTTAGCAAAACCAACAGTATTGACAAACCCCAAATGCAATAGATGTTCATTTCTCTTTCTCCCTATCTTTTTGTTCAACTTGTCTTCTCAACTTCTCAACCTTTTCAACCTGAGCCTTAGCCTCATTCTTAGTCTCCAAGATGTCAAGATAAAGAAATGCCATCAAAGGCAACAACAAAGCAATCAGTACGCAAGCCGCAATCCATCCCATCACTTCTTCCCCCAATGGCTTACGAACACGAACCACATCCACAGGTACAGGAGGAATATAAAAGTCGCCACCACTGCCGCTAGCTTTGCTTGTAGGTTTCTTTCCTCCTCTTTGCGTAGCCATGCCTCTTGCCTCTTAATTGCCTCTTGCTTCAACCTTGCCTGAGTTTGCTCCTCATCAATCTTGTCCTTCATGCTAAAGACCTCTGAGTACAGTGCGCCCATCTCAGGAGGGCTTTGATACACCATGCACTCACGAATCTGCACCACCAACGCATCCATCTCTTGCTGTGCCATCACCCTCTTTAAAGCCGCTTCCATGTGGTTTTGGTCAGGGTCATAGACTGTCAAACTTTTTTCTTCTTCTTCCCTTATGTGTGCCGCTAATTGCTCTTGAAGCCTGAAAAACTCGGTTAGATTCTTGACAATATCAACTTTGACTTGGGTTTCATCTACCGCAACAAACTTTTCTTTCTTTTTCGCCACAGGCTTGGGCGTTGACTGTTTTGCCTTGGATTTAAAGAAGTTACTAAAGTTACTCCAAAATCCAGTAACTTCCCTATAAACGCCAACAGCCTCGTCAACAGTGCTCTTGACCTCCATGAAAGACTCTTTGGCTTGCTTATACAGGTCACAGCCAGCTTGAATCTGTTTGACAAGTCCTGCCGCAAGGAGGCAAATGCTGATTGGGTCAATTTTGTATCCTTATTCTTCTTCAACAACAGCCTCTTGCGGTCTAACCACTTCACTTGGGCTTGCAGTCGCTGAAACACCAAAATAGTTCTGTCTCAATGCTCCCATGCCAACAGCAGTAGCCATTTTTTTCACATCATCTGGACTGATTAACTGATTTAATTGAATCTCCTCACCTTTTTTGGTAAAGAATTTGGTAGATGCATTAACAATTGCATCCACTCCATTGTCATCCAAAAATAATTTGCGCTGTGCTTCTTTCGTAGCGTTATCTATGTTGGTTTGACCAATCAATGAAAGAATGCGAAAACCTTTATTGAAGACGCTTGCAATTTGATTTACCACAATTCCAGAAATTCTCTGAGGGGCTATGCCACCCATTGCTCTTTGCAATGCAGACTCTTGTTCTGTTGCAACTTTGCTGAAATTCAATTTACTTATGTCAAGAGTTTTAGACAGTCTTGAAACATCAGCAAGTGCATTCAAGTTTTTGTACTCATTTACTCCAAATACCCTAATAAAAGCATCAGAGTTTTTAGACAAATAATCAAAAGGATTTGGACTATCTAACATATTACCAACCAAACCATTTTTTACAGCAAGCAAGCTATTTTTTTGTTCATTAGGAGGTAACTTTTTTAGATCAGTAAAAAACTTGTTAAGGTATCCTTTTCTAGTTTCACCAGTCATCTTGGATACTATGCCATTTACTCCACTAGCGTCATAGTCCTTCAAGAAACTTTGCCCTGCTTTGCTCATGGAATCTTTTGCGGCATCATCAATCGCAATTTTTTCAGAAGACAAATATTGTGCCTTGAGTCCAGTTTCAGACAATTTTTGTTTCAATGCAGGAAGTTGATCAACAATGTCACTGTAACCACCATTTGTACTAGTTTTAGATAACAGATTATCTAGTTTCAATGGGTCAATGACACCATTCTTGTCAAGTGCTTGGTTGTATAGCTTTGACATAACAGATTTCTCTGCCAATGAAACACCTTGATCTCCTGCAACACGCAAAAACTGATTTAATGCAGTTGGGCTAGAGGCAATCAACGGAGAGATTTTTTCAGCGTAATCAGAAGAACTAATTTTTTCAATAGCGGCGGCATCTTTAAATGGAATGCCAACTTTATTGTAATAGTCAGTATCAAGTGCCGTCATTGCTTGACCAAAAGGTAATTTTTCACCTCTAAAGTCAATCACGATGTTGCCACTAGAATTTTGCACTTTGTCTAATGCTTCATCAACTCTTGTTTGCAATAGGCGCAATTTGTCTTGTCTATTAGGGTCACGAGTTTCTCTAATGTCTTGAGCAACACGTCTTTTCAATGAATCAAGGCTTGTTATATCCATGCCCATTGTTAGGTCTGGCGCAGTAATGGCTGGCAAAGTAGTTCCTTCAGCAGTTGGCACTGCTTGTCTACGCATTGCTTTGAACTTTGAAGATTGCTCTCGCACCAATTTAAGCAAAGGGGCTTGTTTAGCCCAAGGGTCGCCTTGAAATAACTGTTCTGCTGTGTTGAGCAAATCTTGAGTATCTTGTGCTGGCAACAATGCGCCTTGCTTGGATGCTTGACCTAACACTGATTCATATTCAGGCTTGAGTGCGGCTTTAGCGGCCTTCTCTTTAGCCACGACAAGATTTTGTATTGCAGTGCCAATCTCTACTGGTTTTGTGCCACCAGCAATGTCAAGTTGACCTGTTAGTTTGTTTAATTGATTATCAATAAAGGTGATTCGTTGGTTGTAGTCAGTTTCTGTTTGAGAAACTTTTGCCTGTCCTGATGGAATTTCACCACTAGGTCTTGGATACAACTCTTGTGATTTTTTACGAACAGCCGCTCTAAGCTCAGAATAAATATTATTTAATTCTGTTGCAAATTCCACATCATCAGTGGCTAATTTTTTCAAGGTACTGCTTAACACAAGATTATCTAATCCTGCGACTCCTGCCCCACCTTTTTTACCAGTAACAAACTCAATTTTGCTTTGTATGTTTTCTAATTTTTGTTGAAGCAGTGGGTCTGTCTTAATGGCTTTTTCAATAACATCTTTTGCTCTTGATATACCCTCAACATTGGCTAAATCTTCTATATCAATATCTTTTATCGAAAGACGATCACTCAACATTTGACCAGCTTTGATAGTTCCTCCACCAGATGCCAATGAGCCAATAATCGAACCAATTACCTGACCAGGAACTCCAAAATATTGGCCTCCTGCCTCTCCTCCATATTCACCACCTAAAGCACTAACTCCAGCAATCGCTGTTTGTGCGCCTACGCCTTTTTCAAACAATCCTAAACCACGAGCCACATTGCTCAATCCTTGTCTGGCAATACCAGCACCACCAAAAAGATTTAATGGGTCTGTTACTGCACCAGCAACTGTTCCAACGGCTCTTTGCATTTGTGTTGCAGGACGCATATCAGGGTTTAAACCCAAATTTCTTTGAAATTCAGTGTAGGCTTTTCCTGCTGTGCCTTGAGGGGGTAATTCAGATGGGAATTCACCACCACTTAAACCATAAAGAGCACTGCTTTCAGCCATGAGCGCAGGAATAGAAGATAAACTTCTTCCAATGCTTTCTGTTACATACTCACCCATTGTTGGAGGAGGTTGATCTCCTATCAATACAAATGGCGATTGCTCAACACCTTCAGAATCAACAGGAACTAATTTTTCTCTCATAGAGTTGGCGATTTCTGCCAACCTACGAGCATCCTCTACATTCCCTGCGGCATCAGCATTACGCAATGCTTCAATTACTTCATTATAAGTTGCCATAATTACCTCAAGGTTTTTTTGGTAGATATTTGTTTATTAACGCATCATCAGATTCTGTAATTTTTGAAGAAGGGTTTTTTCTAAACTCAGGAATATCTGATGCTAAATCAAAATCTTCATCTGTAAAATTAGACCGTTTGGCAAGAGTTCTTTGGGCTTCTATTTCTGCTCGACCTTTTTGTAAAGCCACCTTGCGGATAGCTTTAACAGTGGCTTCTATTTTTTTCTGGGTATCTATTGTTGGTGTGCCTGTAAAAGCCGTTGATGTCACATCAGCTAATTGACCAAGAATAGATGGGTCGCCACCAGCCGCTTGAATTTCTTTTTGACTCAAGTCTCCACCAGCTAATGCTTTTGCCAATTGCACACGAGCCGCATTAAATGCTGAAAAATTATTTTGCTTTATTGATAAATTAAGATTCTCAATCGCAAAATCTGTTGAATTAACAGTATCTCTAAATGGCTTAACTGTAGAAATTATGTCTGCTCGTAGTTTAGGAATATCCTTGTATTCTTTTATTCCAGAACTAGGTGCTCCAGCTTTTGCTTTTTCTCTTTCTGATTTTTCAACAGCCGCATCTACTTTTCCTGATTCTTCAGGAGTTAAGTCAGCATAAGGCTTTCCATACATTGTTTTAGATTTTCTTTCGGCCTCTGTTCCAAAGGCAATGCTTCTTTCTTTTTCTGTTTTTTCAAGTTGTTTGACAATTTCATCGTTGTATTCTTTAGTTCCTTCTTTGAAGCCTTTACCCTGAGCAACTAAACGAGCTTTTTGGATGTCTGCTGGTACTTTGTCTGGACTGTCAACTTCTCTTAGATCAGCAACATTTTGACTTGCCTTATAAGTTGCCATGCTTGCAGGAGTGTATTTACCCGTACGAAGCAGTTGTTCAAATGGGTCAGCACCTTGTTTTTCACGAAGTCGTTGAGTAGTCAAAGCCATTTCAGACATTGATTTACGAGCACTTTCAGCAATCTTCATCGCCAAATCAGGGGCAGTTCTAGCGTATTTCTGAGCAACTCTCAATTGTTGTTCAGGGTCACTTGGGTCAAGTTCACTCAAGATTTGCTGTTGCAAACCAATCATCTGCAACTGAGGGTCTTTGCCACCCAAAGCACCACCAAGAACATCACCCAACTGTTGACCCCCACGATAGAAGCTAAATTGTGCTTGTTGCATGGGCGATAACTGTGCATAAGCCATTGCTTCATTTTGCATAGCCGCTTGACGCTTTTGCATAAATTCCATCTCTGCGGCACGAGATATTTCAGGACTAAACATTCCACCAACAATAGAAGATGGTTGATTGCTCATCATTGGCTGATATGCAAATGGTTGTTGCAAGTATGGAGTAGGTAAAAGTCCAGACGAAAGAGCTTCTTCTTGTTGGCGAATAGCATCATATTGACCAAAAGGAGGAAGAACAGATGAGTCTGCCTCTACCATAGGAATTTGTGTTCCAGAAACATCTTGGGGGAAAAGTCTTTCCATGATTTATTCCTTAATTTTCAAAAGCTCTTGCACCAACAGACATTTGTGGATTGAAATATCCAGAGGATTGATTGTTTACAGGAATGGATGCTTGGTAAGCATTAGAAAAAGTTTGTTGTTGCGGAGGATTGAAATATTGATTTAACCCTTGTTGTACATAAGGATTGTTTCCAAATCCTGTCAATGCCGCACCTAATCCACTTTGTCCAGAAGCCGCTTGCAGAGTCTTAGCCGCACCAAGTCCACCAGTCAACAATGCTTCTCCAACATTAGCACCAGCAGTAGCCGCACGACCGCCTAGCTGTGCGCCTATATCTAATGGCTGTTGACCAAGAGACTCAATGGTAGAACCAGCACCCAAGTAAGCACTGAATGGACTCAAAGCACCAACCTGACCAGCTTGGTACTGACCCATTAAGCCAGCACCAGAACCTAGCAATCCTGCACCAAAAGCCACATTCTGCTGACCAGCTTGTTGAGCCTGAGAAGCCAATTGCAAGTCTTGTTGTGCCAATGCGTTGTAATAGGCTTCCATCTCAGGAGTAGTAGCACCCAAGCCACCAGCACCACTTGGGCGCAATCCTGTAGCACCTACTGATAAGCCGCCACGACCTGTTTGGAACAACTGGTTTTGCAACTGAGCATATTGACGCTCACGGCTAGGCGCAAGCAAATCTTGTTGTTGTTGAATGTACTGAGCCGCTACTTGCTGTGGAGACTGCTGTAGGTACTGCTGACCCAATCCAAACAGTCCTGTAGCCCCTTGTTGAAGTGGCGCATACTGTTGACCAGCCATCTCAGCTTGAGTTAAAGCACCGCCTGTCAAAGCCTGTAATCGGTCTTGATAGGCTTTGAGTTCAGGAGAAACTGTGTAGCCAGCACCAGTTAGATAACCGCTAGGGTCAAACTGAAACTGAGAAGTGCCGTAACGAGTAGTTACACCTACAGGGCGAAACTTAGCCGCTTCAGCCGCAATTCGTGCAGACTCAAGTTGAGCTTGTGCGGATTGTCGTGCCGCATCTCCAGCGGCTTTACTTTGCATCGAACCGCCAAGCAGTGATGCACCCCCCATAATTGCGGCAGCGGCTATAGGCATATCAATCTCCCTTAATCAAAATTTCATCCACTTTTGACGGGTCTTTCTCGTCAGTGGCA